GTTATAGAATAAAATCCATTTGCCGTATTTTGAGATAGTCCTTCAACAGATATTTGAGCACCCGTCGCAAGACCATGCGCAGCGGAACAAGTAACAGTTACAATACCTGCGCCATTTGAAGTAACAGAAACAAGAGGTAATGTTACATAATATGCGGTTGTTGCAGTATTATTCGTTTGCAGAGGCATAACTGCATTCTGGTCAAGGCCGGGCTGCTGGCTGCGATCTGCAGTAGTTCCGCCCGTTTGCTGAGTAACTCTGTCCTCATTATTTTGTGTAACTCGAGTGTTGCCGCCTTGAATGGGAATACCAGTCTGGGCATCAACAGTATTTCCCTGCGTGAAACGGGTATTTGTTTCATCATACGCATATGGCTCAGTGCGCGGATTCATAATTGGTGTAGGATCTGCTGGAACAATAATAGCGCGCAACTGCTGTTGCGGAACATCTAAGCAAATATCGCAAACAAGAATGCGCTTATTATAGAGAGAAGCGCCGCCCCACTGATACTGCCACTGCAATCTATCATGATTATGCCATATTCCGCAGCGGTCACAGACGCCAAAAGCCCGCGGATTGCGGGTTGATGTTTGTGCGCGACCTGCCTTGGAAGCATAAGCCATTATCGCCAATATCCACTAATCTGCGGAGAAATATACTGTCCGGCTGTTTCAATGTTCTGATTAGCTGCAATTGTATAAGCTTCATCAGCCATAGGTTTTAAGAACGCAATCTTATCTGGTGCCCATATTTGCGCCAATCTTTCGGCAAGACCATAAACCATTGCCTCAAGCCAAATGGCCGGCATATCGAGTTCCTGAGTTCCGTTCATATTTGCATCTTGAATGCGATAAACACTGTAATACGTTAATGACGTTTGTGAACCATCGGGGACGGGCCAAAGCGTGATTGTTGGAGCAAGCAAGCGATTAAACCAAAATGTAGTCGGAAATCCTTGCTGGGCTTTATTTGGATAGGACAAATATTCAGTTCTACTAATTGGTAAAATAATTCTATCAGTATTTATAGAACCACTCGTAGTCGTAATAAAAGCATCAAGAATAACGACAGCATTTGAATCTACAGAATATGTTCCCAATCCTTGCGTAAGAGTCTGTGTGTAAGGAACAACCTGCCACAAGTTTACGCCCTGATTACTCCAGCGCGTAAACATCATATTTGTTGCAGTTCTTGCGGCGTCAATGTGTTCTTGGAGAACAGCTGTAGGGCGAACACCTATCAGTTGATAGGCATAAAGCGTAATCTCACCAAGAGACGGGTTAAAATTATATGTTCCCGATGTCGCCATAACCCGCCTCTGTCTTTAAAATTAATACGGGGCAACACCAAACTGAGCAAATGTTCCAGTTACTGTGCCGCTGCCGCTATTTAGCAAGATACGCACAAATGTGAAGGCGTTGGTGAAGCTTGATTGTTTTGCTGCACTTGCATTGACGACATTGGCATCAGTCGAACTAAACCAAGTAACGCTGCCAATTGGAGTTGGGCTAACCGGATCGTTCGGGTCGTTCATTGTTGTCTGCACAGTATAGTTCACCGTGCCACTAACATCGATCTGGAAGACAACATTTGGGCTTGCCCAACTATCAAAGCGAACCCAGCGTGAACCAGCAACACCATTTGTGCCAACTGTTACGCCAGAGACGCTTGTTGCACCGCTTGCTGCAACGCGCGTTACAGTAGCAAAGTCAATAGTTGTAGCTACAGTGCTGCCGCTGGTTCCTTGAAGAACTTCAGATACAACAGCGCCACCATATGTCGTGCCATAAACAGTAAAAGTAATTCCTGAATCATTACCAACGTTAGTAACAAGAATGCGGCGAGGAGTATCTAATGTAGCTACGCCACCACTAACAAGTGAACCATTTAAAGTTAAATTAGCAGCCCCCGCAGTCGTTTGACTTAACGCAATATTATTTGCGCTCGCTGCCGCAAGAGGACCAACGGAAACAATAATTGGCTGCATCAGCGTTTTCCTTTTGTATGGCCTGCGCGTGCAGCCGCCACATTATCCACGAGATTGGGGTAAGGCCGTCCCGCGGCTCTTGCCTTAGCCTTAGCCACCTTAACACCTTTTGCGCTTAAAGCCTTGTGCTTTGCGTCTTTAGGTGCATCTTTTTCCCAAAATGGCTTGCTCATTTTAGCAATCCCACTTTCTAAGAGATTTATTAATTCTGCTATTTGGGTCAGCTGCAGCAGCAGCGCCCGTCAATTTCTTTTTCATGCCAGTCATTCTAGCACAAAATGACTTACGCCGAGAGGCCGACTTATCACTTTTTGCAGCCTGCTCTTTAGAAACCGGCGGCTTCAGGTTGTGACCTTCAGCCTTGGCGGATGCCCTGCCTTTGGCATTAAGGCCACCTTCAGGGTTCTTGCCTTCTGATCGCTGCCAAGCGGGTGTTCTCGCCATATCTTTTTCCTTTAAAAAACGGGGGCGCTTTGTTTTGCCCCCGTAATCTTCTTACCTACTAATGCCAAGGGGTAGCTCAGTAGTGAGAAGCCTTGCCACGCGGTGTGCCAGCATGAGCTGATGAAAGAACGCCGCCACCACTTTTGCGAGCTGGGCGAACACCCTTAGCAGCCGTTGACATGACAGTTTTGCCGCCTTTTTTCATGCAGCCGCCCATAGCCTTTTCAGCTTTGCCGCCTTTTTTAAAACCATCTTCGGTTTTGAAGGCGTCAATGCGTGAACCAGAAGCCTCTGAAGAAGCGCGAGCACCCTGTGGCTTTTTTGAGTCGGTTCTCGTGTAATCACCCATTGTAATCTCCTATGCTTATGCGTTGTTTGCTTGAATATACTCTACAATAAGCTTGCCTTCGCCGGGGATAGTATCTGGGGCACCACTATCAACCCAGATAGCAACATCAGATGTGCCAACATTTTGCCAAACGCCCGTGCGCGTTGCGTTAGTGCCCGGATTTAGGGAAAGCAAACCAACAGCATTAGCATTCGTCGCAGCAACCAACTCAGTAGCAGTTGATGACGTTCCAACGCTTAATGTGTAAGTCGTCGTCGCGCTCGACCATGCAATGTCAACAAGAACAGCAATGCTAACAATCGTGCTGTTTGCAGGAATTGTTATTGCTGTCTGAGCCGATGTCGTTGACTGAACAATGTCAGCCGATTGAGCCATTGCGACGAAACCAACATTCTTGATTGAGCCAACCGTCGTGCCAGTTGTGTCAAGAACATTTCCAGCTTTTATAGGGCCGGTAAACGTAGTCGTTCCCATTTAATTTACTCCTCCTGCACAAGGTTTCATTACGTCGTCTGTGCAGCGTCCGCTTGGCCGGTCGACGTAACTGATGTTCCAAGGTGAAAGTGGGCTCTTTGTTAAGCCCACTTTCTATTTCTATCTTAGGTTGGGAACGATGCGAAGATCGAACGCCAGTTGTAGTAGCCGAAGCTGTAACGCTCGTAGCCTTTTACAAGGAGGTTGTCGGTCACGAAGTCGACTTGTAAATCCGATTCGAACTTTACACGTTCCATGTAAGAGAGGCCATCGATGTTGGTCAGCAAGAACCAAGCACGCGATGACGTCAAGAAGTCATTGACCATGTAGCCTTCAGGTAACCCACCTGCAGTCATCATGATCGCATTGACGTCGTTGTCCGCTGAACCCGGGCGCAGTTCTGTCTTAGTCAGACGAATTGCAACTGGCTCGAGAGCAGGTGGAACAACCAGACGACGACCGCGAGCAAACACCTTCAAGCCAGCTTGGTCTTTAAAGTTCGTGCGGATGGCAATCATGCCATTCAGCAATGAAGCTTCGTTAAGATCAACCTGAACTGCTGGCGTGTTGGAAACAGTTCCGCCGTCAATCGGGTGAGATGCACTTACAAGAGCAACACCGTCGCCGCCGACAGAAGCATTATACGTCGTCGCCGTGTTAAGCACGTTCGCGCCGTAGATCTCTTTGGTCTGCTGGAACGATTCGATAAGGCCGAGGTTCGACGGCATAAACTGTGTCTTATACAGGTTATCGTCAATTGCCTTACGTGTAATCGCATAGCCGAGAGCGATTTCAGTATGCTCTTGGTTATAGACGTAACGTTCGCCAGCTGCGTTATCGAAAGCGGTCTGGCCACCTTCGGTCTTCAACTGAGCAAGACCCAAGAAGCGCATTTCCGCAGTGCGCTCAAGCGCCATTTTGGAATCATGCTTCGTAAAGATCTTATCATACTGAGATGGGATCATCTCATACTTGCCTTCAATCCCACGGAGACCGGGGAGGAGAAGGTCTTTGATGGCAGAGAGATTAACAGCCATTGGTCCTTACTCCTTAGAT